ACCATTCCTACTACTTGCAGTTTGAATATCAATAAAGGCATTGTTTCCATTCCAGTAATATCCCGCTCCTCTACCACCTTGGCCTCCGCCACCTCCATTACCGCCTGCTCCTCCATTGTTTGAACAGACACGATAAGAACTATTACAGAACCAACCTCTACATCTTCTTCCTCCAGCGTGACCACCACCGCCACCTTTACCACCATTGCCGCCACCGCCGCCGCCTCCGCCTGCGCCACGGACTCTTGAATCTTTTTGTGAAGTGGGCATGAATATTGGAGAACTGACTATCATTGCTCTTCCGCCTGCTTTTCCGTTACCCGCTCCGCTACCTCCACCTTCTCCAGAGTAACCTCTGACACGAGGATTACCAGATGCACTGGTAACATAAGCAATTATATTACCGTTACCACCACTATTGAATCTTACTGCTGGACTTAGATCAGAGTTACCTCCGAAGTTACCATTAAGATTGATTTGTTTAGTTATGTTTGAAGTCCACTCTTGATTACCAAATACTTCATATCTTGCCTGACAGTGCATCCAATTTCCATTACAATCAGCAGTAAGTTTACTTACAGTGCTTCTTAGATCGCCAAATGATATTGCACCACTGGTAGGAACATTATTGTTATCAGATATATCTGCAACGCCTTGCCCTCTATAGTAATTACCAAGACTATTACCAGCACTGTACTTGGAGTTGATTTGACTCAACTTAATTTCGCCACTAACAAATTCTGTGGTCTTACTTATACTTAGACTTCCATTACCAACAGGACCACTTGTGAAATCACTGTAAAAATTATTTGACACATCTGAAAAAACTTTTGATGATGTAAGATCGTAATTCATATCATACATCGCTTGGTTATCTTCCAGATCAATCGCTATGATCTTATCCTTATCTGCCTCATAGTGTGATGCCACACCTGACATATATTTTACACAATCTTTTAGATCAGCATTGACATTGAACTTAACGCCATTTCTTCTTATAATAGGATTAACAAATACTACGCCCTCAGACCAATAATCATTTGCTAGGTTCAACCACTCATTAATTTCTAGATGTTCAGTTATAAATGATTCCTCAGTAGGCACAATATGGATTCTCTTTGTACCCTCAGTGGTTCTAGAAGGATCGTAATTATCGTTATAGTACCAAATGCGACAATAGAAGTCTCCAACAGTTGCAAGAGTTTTGTAGATTACATCACGTTTGCACATGACATTTCTTACAGTTGGATTAATCTCGGTTCTTTGCAGTTCTGGATTGGTTTCTATTTCATAGTCAGAATATGCCATTCTTTGTAGTGATACCTTGCCAATTCTATTTATTATGGTATGATATATAGAGTGAGTGCATTAAAATTATGAGTCATAAAGAAGATCTGACTAAGAGAGCGAACGATCTACAGGTAGAGATACAAGAGTTGAGTAAAACCTTTGAACTCAAGAAAGAGGAGTTTCTAAAGGTACAAGGCGCTTTAGAAATGCTTCAAATCTTAGAAAATGAGAAAGCAAGTAAAGAAACTTGACGATTTAATTATCAAAAAATCAAACCCAAGACTATACAAACAGATGTACAGTACAAAAACTGTACACTGCTGCCCCCAATGTGGACATTTATTTGTGGAATAGGGTTGACATACAATAAAGATCATGTTAGAATGGGTGCATGAAACAATTTCCGCCTGCTATTAAAGAATACATACCACTCAAAGGAAGCGGTGTGGCGTACCTCTATGAGTACACCAATATCGAGAACCTTATGAAGTATGTTGGTATTCACTTAGGATTGCCTGAGGACACTTATCTTGAGAGTTCTAAGAATCCAGAGTTTAGAAAAGTAATGGCAGGGTCGAAACCTGTTTTAATATTCAAAATACTACAATACGGAACATACAAACAAATGCAAGATGCTGAACACGCTCTACTCTCTGAAGTAGATGCAAGAAACAATCCAAACTATTACAATCAGAGTAATGGTTCGCCTTCATTCTCACATAAAGGATTAGACATTAAAAAATGTCTTGAGATTGACAGAAGAAGAAGGAATGGAGACTTCAACATAGGTAAGCAACCTATTGAAGATTGGGTAGATGTTCCAAGATTTCAAGGTAGAGCAGAGGAACTAGATCACAAATCAGTTCGTAAGATCAAAGGATTGATTGAAGCAAATGGCGGTAACACAGACAACTGTGACCCCATATTCATCATACTTGGGGAGTTGAACAACGGAAACCATACTCTCACTGCTGCATCAGAATGTTCAAAAGTAATTGACATACCAGTTGCAATCTTGCCTGACGACATTGCTTTGACTCTATCTGAACTTGAGATTGATTACTTATCTAAACTTGCTAACAAGGAAGATGAGAAGCACAAAACATCAAACAGTAAGAAAGATATTGTAAAGACTCTCGTTAAGAACAAACTTGCAGACGCAAAGTTTGACTTTGATTCAGCAAGATGTCTTGAAATTCTTGAAGGTCTATTAGTTAGAACTAAGAATGAACAGAACAGTATCAAGAAAATGGCGAAGTCTCAGTATATTACTGAAAAGAATCGTCTTGAGGGTAAAGTTCGTATTAATTGGGAACTAAAATCCAATAAGACAATCTTGAGTGCTAAGTGTGATGATCTAAGGGACAGTAATACATTAGTATATTCTGCTTCATCAGGTCACACAAACAAACTCGATACCGAGTTCATCACTCATGTCAACTTGAACCCTGCTAAACCACATATTGTTATCGTCATACACCACCCAAGTGATGAGGCGGAAAAATCATGGAATAGAACAGAAGGTGCAAAAATGTACAACAGATTCACTGATTTCTTTGAACACATGAATATGCCTGAGGTAGATGGCATACCAGTTGAGAGAACAATCAGATTCGTACCTATGGATTCATACAAATATGATAGAAGTTTACGATAACTTCTTACCTACAGAGGTCTTTACGCCCATCAAGGATTATGTCTTTGGTGGGCGTATGCCTTGGTACTATTCGCCTACCTCTGTGATGGAAGGCGATGGTTGCCCACAATTTTCTCATGCGTGTTACATAGACGCTGAACCAATATCAGATGTTTATGGTATAATTAAACCAGTATTCTCTGCACTTAATCCATTTGCCTTGCATAGGATTAAGTTTAATGCTACGCCAAGATCAAAAGACATAAAAGAAAAACCACTACACATTGACATTTCGGGTCCTCAAGATGATAAAGGTAAGTTTACTGACATACCAAACTATCATATATGCGTGTTATATTTCAATGATAACAACGGATATACATATTTTGAGGACGGGCAGAAGGTAGAATCAAAAGAGAATAGAGCAGTGATATTCTCAGGAGATTTGCTTCATGCAGGCACATCATGTACTGATACTGATTTGAGAGTGGTTCTCAACATAGACTATTGTAAGTGGAATTAGATGGATTTATTTCCTACATTATTAGAAGAATATGATCTCAGGAAAGCGCCTGGATTAGACAATTTTAAGAAACATATCAAAGAACAAGGAAAAACATCAGGACATTCTTTGGCAGTGAATGGTGTCAGTAGTCATGGTGGTTGGGACCCCTTAGAAGATGAGAGTTGCGTTGATATTATGAATGTTTTTCATCAGTGTATTGATGATTATAATTTTAAGATAGGCAACTATCCTTCAATGATTAGTGGTGCATGGTTTAATATACTACCCAAAGGTGGATACACAGAGAAACATCGCCATGAGTCGAGCGTGATAAGTGGCGCTTTTTATTGCGAACTACCAGAGGGAGATTTTGGACAATTTTTCGTGGTGTCGCCACTCAAACCATACATGATGTGTATTCATAATGTACAACCTACTCGTTATGGTGTGTATGAAATGGACATACCGATTAAACAAGATCATCTATACCTATTTCCTTCGTGGTTAGAACATGGTAGTAGAGTCAACAATACAGATGGCGAAAGAATTACTGTAAGTTTTAATACAACGCCCGTACCAAAAGACGCTTTACCCTCTGACTTTAAGAAATTTTATTATGGAAATAATGAGGACAGTTGATGTATTGCCCTTGAAGTTGGGAGCAGTGATGTACCCAGAACATGAGACAGTAAAGTCATTATTGATTGATGAGATTAATAGTCATGGTGATACCTATGAATTTCAAAAGGTAGATGCACACGCCAAAGGACTAGAACATTTTGATTACTATTCACCTCTATCAAGTGATAAGTATAAAGATTTTAGAGAGTGGATAGAGAAACAGGCAGAGATATATGCACAGGATATATTGGGTTATGAAACATCAGACTTCTTATTGACAGATAGTTGGTTAAATGTGTGTGACTCAGGTGGCAAACAATCGCCTCATTTTCATATAAATGCCGCTATATGTGCTCTATATTATATTAACTTTGATGATGAAGTTCACTCGCCAACATATTTTTATCGTCCTAACGATAGTATGAATTTTCCTGATTACTTTGCATATATGTTGACAAACCAAAAAGAAACAAAGTATAATTATATCAATGAAGTGGTTGGAGTTGAGGGTTCGTTGTTACTGTGGCCTGCTAACACCTGTCATGGATATACAACCAACTATGGCGATAATCGTATAACAGTATCCAGTAATTTGATGCCTAGATATATTAATGACGTTAGAATTGAACCTCTAACAAAAGAAGAAAGACACACTGCCATGACTACGTTTAGGTCTGGTAAACTATGGGATTATCCTCTATTATAATATGGAAGTCGTAAACATACTACCAACACCTGTTGCTATCATACCTTGCCCATTCCACGACAAGGTAAAGGACAACATATTGACAGAGATAGAAGAACAAAAGTTAAATCAGTTATCATATAATACAAACTCAAGAGCATTATCACATATAGGACACTATTCTGTTTTACAGAATGATGTTAAGTTTGGTAGATTTAGAAATTGGTGTGAACAACAGGCAGAATATTATGCAAAAGAAATTAAAGGCGATTACATACAGGAGACAGTACAAGTAACTGATAGTTGGATAAATGTAGCAGACAAAGGTGGTTATCAACACCCACATTACCACAGTAATTCATACCTATCTGCTGTATATTATGTGAACTATGATAATGAAAAACATATCAGTACAAACTTTACCAGAGAGGAGAGTCTATATTTTCCCTCGATGCCCGCTCTACAATTAATGAGAAAAAAATACACGCCTCATAATCAAGATAATGAACTTATCGTGAATGAAGGCGAGTTGATAATATTCCCTGCACAGATCATACATGGATATGATGACAACCAATTCCAAGATAGAGTTACATTATCAATGAATATGATGCCTACAATAGTGACAAATGGCGACTATGGTTGGCGATGTGTCAATCTGAACAAGGCAGAGAGAGAAAAGGCATTTGATACAAAAGAAAATTTAGACTTGACAAAGGAATAATATAATGCCATAATAGGATATGGGAAACAAAATGATCTTAGTTATCATTTTTGTTTCTCGCACCCTATTATAATACTATGGATAGATTAGGTTCAAAACCATACTCATTGCACAATCAAGGTATGAGGCCTGCTCTGAATCAAATGGGCAGAAGTGTGAGTACGGCATCAAAGTTTGGTATCGGTTTCGCTTT